CATCAGCCCCTACATCTGGCACTTGGGCGCAAGGCGTAAAGGTCATCAATCGCTATCCCGCTGCCGGTGGCCACATGGGATGGGTATGCGTAGTTGGCGGCACGCCTGGCACATGGAAAACCTTTGGCCCCGTTACCGCATAAGTCAACTCAACAATAAAGCCATGAATATGCCAGAAAAGAACCCGAACAACTGGGCCTCAATCTCCGATGCGCTAACCTCCGTCATTCCCGGGGTGCACCATGGGTGATAAAGCCATGCCAAGCACGCTCACCGACTTGGTGCAAGCAACACCACCGGTGGGCATCAACCTGATGCTGCTAGGTGGCATCCCCATGGCCCAGTGGGTCATCATCCTCAACTTCTCATACATCGCGCTGCTGCTTGCCTACAAGCTGTGGCGTATCTGGAAGGAACACCGTGGCCGCTGACAACGACACACTCGGCCTTATCCACAAGGCCCTCGCGGAGCAGTTCCTCGACATCCTCACCAACGGCATCCCCGTGGAGAAGGTTGACGGGGAAGGCAACGTGACTACACTAACCCGTAAGCCCACTGCCGCTGAGTATTCAGTGGTAGTGGCCTTCCTCAAGGCGAACAGCATCACCGCTGACGTTGAGGAGAACGACGCCCTTGCCATGCTCAAGAAGAAGATGGAGGAGAAGCGCAAGCAGCGCCCTACCTTGGCTGACCACCTAGACATGCACACGCACTGATGGCACAGGAATCCGCTGCCGCAGCACTCCTGCGCCTGCGCAAGCTCCAAGCCGTCCAGAAGCACTACTCCGAGTTCCTGCCATTCCTTGAAGCGGTGATGGAACTGCTGGGGTTCCGGTGCTCCGAGATTCAGCGGGACATCGCGCAGTTCATCGCCTACGGGCCACACTACCTCATGGTCAAGGCCCAACGGGGCCAAGCCAAGACCACCATTGCCGCAGCATACGCGGTGTGGTGCCTAATCCATGACCCGAAGTTCCGGGTCTTCATCGTGTCCGCTGGCGGCGGGCAAGCATCTGACATCGCCATCCTCATCATCCGAATCATCATGAACATGGATGAGCTGGAGTGTATGCGCCCGGACACTAACAACGGCGACCGCTCCTCCGTGGAGCACTTCGACGTTCACTACAACCTCAAGGGTGTGGACAAGTCCCCATCCGTTAAGTGCCTCGGCATCACCGCCAACTTGCAGGGTAACCGTGCCGACCTGATTCTGGCGGACGACGTTGAATCCAAGAAGAACTCCCAGACTGCCACCATGCGTGCGCAACTCATGGAGCTTACGCTTGACTTCACCTCTATCTGCTCAACGGGTCGCATCATCTGGTTGGGAACGCCTCAGTCACAGGAGTCCATCTACGCGAGCCTTCCGGGCCGTGGTGTGGTGGTACGTGTGTGGCCGGGCCGTTACCCAACACCCGAGCAAATGTCCAACTACGGGGGCGAGCTAGCCCCTGTCCTTGCCCGCCGGCTGGCTGCTGACCCTTCCCTCGGGATGGGCGGTGGCATGGGTGGTGACCAAGGCAAGCCTATCGAGGAAGAAGGCACCGGCTGGCTGGACGAGCTTAACCTCCAGAAGAAGGAGCTTGATCAGGGCCTGTCGTGGTTCCAGTTGCAGCATATGCTGAACACCAAGCTGGCCGACGCTCTGCGCTTCCCGCTCAAGCCTTCCGCTCTCACCATCATCGACGCCACAGACCGTGGCCCATTGACGATTACCCGTGGTATGGACGAACGCTCCCTGCGTGACTTCAACGTCCACGGCTTCGGCTTCAAGCTCCGGCCACCCCACAGCATGTCTGTGGAAACCGCAACTTGGAGCGCCGTCATGGCCTACGTTGACCCCGCTGGCGGGGGTGTGAACGGTGACGAGACAGGCTACGCTGTCACAGCCTTCCTGAACGGTAACGTGTACCTCCTTGAGGTAGGCGGCATCCCGGGCGGATACGGTAAGGAGCAGATGGAAACTCTCGCCAAACGACTCGCCCGCCACACGCCGGGTGTCGTTGTGATCGAGAAGAACATGGGCTTCGGTGCCTTCCGCGAAGTCTTTGTGCCTGTCCTACACGTGCATCATAAGGCCGTAGTGGAAGACGACCTCGTTACCGGCCAGAAGGAGAAGCGAATCATCGGAACCCTTGAGCCTGTCATGGGCCGTGGGGCGCTGATTGTGACGGAGAACGCGGTGAACCAAGACAATCTGGACTGTGGGCGCTATGCTCCAAAGGACAGGCAGGTCTACTCGGCCTTCCACCAGATGGCGAAGATCACCCCGGAGCGAGGCTCCCTCGTCCACGACGACCGCTTGGACTCCATCGAAGGGGCCGTTCGGTACTGGCAGGCACGCCTAGCCATCGACCAAGAGCATCAACTCCAGCAAGAGCGCGTCCGTGCGCACGCTGAAATGATTAAAGACCCACTGGGCAAGACCCGCTACGATGCGCCTACGCGCCGTGGTAATTCAATGTTCACCAAATATCGGAGATAATTCTCATGCGAATCGAAGACCTCGTTACCCCCGGCATCATCCCTTCCGGCAAGAGCCTGCGCGGGGAGGCCGTTAAGGCCATCAACTACCTCGCCGTGGTGTCCGATTATACCGGTTCTACGAGCCACGCTGCCCAGCTTGCCACGTTCTTCACGGCCTGCGCTACCGAAGCCCAGAAGTACGTCCGCGTTGCCGTGACCGGCGTGACCGTTGGCCCTGCTACGAGCACGGGCGCTGTCGGCTCCACCGTCCAACTGACCGCCACCATCGCCCCTGCTGGCGCTACCGGCAAGAAGGTCACGTGGTCTAGCTCGGATAACACCGTGGCTACCGTGGATGTCCGTGGTCTGGTCACCCGCCTCAAGACTGGCACGGCTACCATCACTGCAACCTCGCAGGATGACGCCACCAAGACTGGCACCTCCGCCATCACGGTGTCCTAAGCATGGCAGACCTCCGCAAAGCTGCGGCGGTCGTCGCTGGGGCTGTCCTAGCCATGTCCCCTATCGCGCTACTCGATATGAAGAAGCACGAAGGGACTGGCCCCACCTTCAAGACCACGGAAGGGGTGCGCTACAAGGCGTATCCTGACCCGTACCTTGGGTGGGGTAAGGCGACTATCTGCTACGGCCATACCAAAGGTGTGAAGCAAGGCATGACCGCTACGCAGGCACAGTGTGATGCGTGGTTCAAGGAAGACGTTGCGACGCACTGCGCCCTAGTCAAGCCTTGGCCTAAGACCCAAGGTGAGCTGGATGCGTACTGCTCCTTCGCCTACAACACTGGGCGCTTTGAGGGCACCAACGCTGTCCACGGACGGTACATCAAAGACGACCGCTGGGGTGCCTGTACGGGCCTCCTGCAATACTACTACTCTGGGGGCAAGCCCTCCAGAGGACTCTGGGAACGCCGGTATGCTGAGTACAACCTCTGCATTAGCGAGCTTCCTGTCAACACCAAAGGACGCCGATGACACAACCACTTTACCAAACCCGCGTGCTCACCGAAAAGGCTGACCTCGATTGCAAGATCGCCAAGCTCCAAGCCTTCATGGATAGTCCGAAGGCCCTAGAGATTATCAGCCCTTCCGAAGAAGACCGCCTCACGTCCCAGCTTGATGCGATGCTCCAGTATTCCGATTGTCTTGCGGCCCGGATCGCAGCATGGTGAGGTATCTGCTGGCAATCCTGCTAGCCGCGTTGGTGGCCGTGGGCCTGTGGGGCAAGACGGCCTCAAATCGGGCCGTGGCTGCACAAACGCAGGCCGAGCAATACCAGCGTAGCTACGAGGCCGAAAAACGCGCCCGTGAGGCTGTAATCGCTCAGGCCAAGGCGGACGAGAAAGTCCTACTAGCCCGCGTGGCTAAGGCCGAGGCCCGTAAACCAACCATTAAGAAGGTAGACCGTGAAGTTAAACAAGCCGTTGAGGCTAGTCCTGAGTGGGCTGGCGCTCCTGTCCCTGATGGCGTGCGGAACGCCCTCGCCTCCGCAGGTCTTGTACCTAAAGGCGTACCCTCCAGCCCAGCTCCTCCTGCCGTGCCTTAAGCCCAGCGTCGATATCCGTGTCAACGAGGATTTGGTGACCCTTAGCGTAGAGCTAGGGCGGGCCTTGGACGCCTGCGATGACGACAAGACTAGCCTGCGTGAGTGGGCCTCAGAAGACCCGACTAAGTAGCGTGAGAAACCCAAAGTCAAATTTGGGTAGCGCTTACGGAGTGGGCAGTCCGACCAATCCCAGCCTGCACTGCCCCCATAGGGGTGGCCGGGCTGGCCCTACGGGCCGCGCTGCGCGCTGGCGATTTTCCGGGCCATGCGGGCCTGCAAAGCGCGGGCCTATGCGCTGGCATTGCGGGCCATTTTGCGGGCCTTGCCGGGCCTTCTGGTGGCCTTGCTGGGGCTTTGCCGTTTCCATGCTGTCAGTGTACCACACTTTAACGGGCCGGCGGGCTTTTCTTGTGCTGTCCTATGCGCAGTGGGCGCGGGCCGGCCCTGTCTCTTTTGTCGCATCATAGCGGGCCGCAATGCGGGCCTATAAGCTAACCCTACGGGCCGCGCTGCGCACTGGCTCGAATCGCTAGCCCTAATGATGGGGCTTTGCATCCTGTCCATATTATGACATAGACAACGCTGACCCAGACTGAAACCTGAACCCCGTGTTTCGGTCTGGCTCTTATGTACCCAATGCAATAGAACATTGGTAAAGACAATCCTAACAGGAACCCTAACAGGAACCCATGCAAGCTAGATAGCTATCTAATAGGGAACCTATACAGGCACCGTAGATAATAACCACACATTTGACTAGGGTATTAGATACCGTATAGAATACACACCATGCCACCTAGATAGGAACCTTAATAGGAACCAGATAGGATGCACAGTAGGAGTAAAGCCCTACTATTGCAAGGGTCATAACAATGTGTTATGATTCAGGCATTGCAGAATAGGACGGCGACAAGCCCCACTATTGCAAGCGGTAAAAGGTAGCCCCTCGTTGATACTAAAGGGCTAGTAAGGCATACAGATACAGACTGCCACCTACAGAACTAATTAGTTCGATAGCTTGCAAGGGACTAGAAACCATGCTACAATGCAGACAGGCAGCGAAAAGCCTAACCCTAACGGGTTGAATTTAAGGGTTGACAGTAGCGCCTAGCTGTGATACAGTAGGGCCTTGAGTGTAGTTTAATCGGTATAGCGTAAAGGTGGCCTTTGGGAGTCACTGAGGCTTGTAAACTGTGCTGGTGACAGCATAACCCGCCCCGACCAACGGGGGCTAGACTTAGGCACCAAACGGTGCTACAATAGACCTAACGGCTGAGTCTGGCCGGTTGAATGAGGTAGAAGGGCACCATTAAATTGGACGCTATCGCCACGTTCTGCCTAATGATACAGCGCATATAAAGCGCGTGCTGAACGGCAAGTTAAATGTCAGGTGCTGAGGACACACCGTTAAAGTGTCCGAGCGTGGGGAGACACCCACGTCCACGGTGATGCAGTGGGTTAAACTAACTTGTAATGTAAGGGGCTAGACACGTCTGGCTTCTTACACTACAAAACAGGAGAGCTAACGCCATGAAGAAAATCACCATGAAAGAGGCAGTCAAGAGGGCCGGGCGTAAGGCTGACCGCACTAGAGTGCTGGCCTTTGATGCTAGCTCCGAAGCCCGTCAAGCCCGTATGGGGGCTGTCACTGGTAGCCAGTGGCATAACCGTAACGGCGGATATGTGAAGGTTTAAGACTCAGCTCCTACCCTTTTTCGAGGGGTATGGGATGCGCCTTGCATCGTTAACAGGAAAGACTACTATGTCCAAGACTACCGCTCAGATTGACAAGCAAATTGCCCTCATCACGAAGGCAGGGGCAAAGCTCGACGCCTTCATCCAAAGCACCGCCGTGGATGTGCTGGAGCACTACAGCGAGCACAGCGACACCAAGCTGGTGAACCGCCTGTATCTGGGTATGCCCAAGGGTACCCGTAAGGCTGCGCTGACTGAGTGGCTGCTGGCCTTCTGCGCAGTGGTGCCCAATGAGAACAAGGCAACCGCCAAAGACCAGCCCTTTATCCATAGCCGCGACAAGGTTACGGACGTTGAAGGTGGCAAGGCTAAAATGTGGTATGAGTGCAAACTGGATGCCAAGCCCGCCGACGTGTTCGACTTTCAAAAGTTCGTGAAGCAAGCCCTTAAGAAGTACGGCGAAGCTGAGACTACGACAATGACCGCCGAGCAGGCCCACGCTTTGGCCGCCCTTGCTGGTGTGTCTGACGCCGATGTGCCGACCCGTCCGGTGAAGGCCCAAGCTGAGCCCGCCACGACCGAAGAAGAACCCTTGAACTCTATCGCCTAAAGCCCTAACTGTAGCCCTCACTCCGAGGGCTATGGCTAGCGTTTTTGCTAGTTAACTGGAGCATGTATGCTGAACCCACAATTGGTGCTGGCTATGGCCGAGTACCTCAAGGCGTCTGAGGCTTTGGCCGACGCCACGGATGACCTTATCAACGCCACGGAAATGCGCCGCAAGGGCCAGATTGGCAACACCACCCAGTTCGAGGAGGTGGCCTTGATTCGCCTCAAGGTGTACCGCCAAGCCCGCCGCAACTGGGAGAACCTGCAATGATTGGGGTTCTAGGTGCCCACCTTGCGGCCCACGCTGGACGGAAAGCCGCCCACCTTAACCCGGTGGCTAAGGGCCTGCTGTGCGCCCTCATCCTGCTGCCTGTAGTGGTGGCTTGGTGGCTGGTGCTGTGATGGCACCCGCCTTTGACTTCTGGCCCTTCATGGTGCCTGTGGTGCTGCTGATCGTCGCCCTGGGGCAATGGTCTGGATGGAAATTCGTAACTACAAGCGGAATAAGTAAGACCCACCGCCTAGCCCTTGCATGAGGGTTAGCCAGTGCGCCTTTGAGGCATCATCCGATGCTGTTTGCACTTCAAGGAGAAACCATGCGTTCCTATAAAGCTGACCTGTCCCGCCGCCTTGGCCCGGTGTTTGCCGAGCAAGCCGCCCAGCCCAAGACGACGAGCGACCGCAACCTGCCCGCTAATTTGCATCGTGTCGTGGTACCATTGTCTGCGGCCTACAATCCCACCCATGGCGGCTACCCTGACGTGAAGGCCCGAGCATGAGCGAGCACAAGGACGCCGTGTACTTCGACGAAACCCAGCCCGCCGACAACAAGACCAAGGCCGCGTACCGTGAACTGCGCCTGTGGCAGAAGGGCTACCTCGCCGCCGTGGAAGGTGGGCACCGTGACCCACAGTGGGCCGCCGACGACTTTGTGCGGTGTGTGAACGCCAAGCGTGCGCAGTTACTGGAATGACCCACGACGGCGCTTACCACATCATCATACCGTTTGCCCGCTGGCATGTAGCGGCTAACGACCCTCGATAACCTTCAACGCAAAGGCCTACCTCATGGGCCTTTGCTTGAGTGCTATTGACACTCGTTAAAGGAGAACCCTGTGGATTATCAATCTGACGTGGCATGGCTTCGCGGCCTTGCCAAGAGTGGCAGCTTCGCCTCGACCCAGCCTGAGCGGGTACTTGCCCGCCTGCTGACCATGACCGCCGACCCTTCACGTTTTGGATTCATGCGATTGGGTGGGGGCTTCTTCGGTAGCGTGTACTCCCACCGGAAGACGCCGGGCACCGTGTACAAGCTGTGCCTTGACACCTTTGGGGGCTACCGCAAGGGGTACTACGGTGGCTTTACCAAGGACGCCTCAGACGGTTACGCTGGGTGGGCACAACTGTGCGCCGAGTACCAGCGTGAGCACGGTAAGCAGGACTTCCTGCCCCACATCAAGGAGATTATCCATGATGCCAAGTGCAGCGTGTACGTCATGGATATGCTGGATGAAATGCCGGATGAAGAAGGCATGGGCTGGGCCATGTTCTTCAACGATTTCTTCGATACTGGCGACGGGCGGTATGACCCAGAGTACGACACGTACCCTAACTACGACGACCACCCTAGCTGGGATGGTCTGGTTGCTTTCCGTGACTGGCTGGCTGACCGCCGACCGTCTGACGAAATGGGGTGGGACATACACCGCTTCAACATCATGATGCGGGGTGACATCCCCGTACTCACTGACCCTTGGGCACAGGTGAACCCTCACTGCCCCCAAGCATCTGCGTTAACCCGCAAGCTCAACAACTCACTAGGAATCACAGCATGAACACGACTACCCTCGCCAACATCGCCATCGCCACCCTCGAACTGATTGAGGACGGCCTGCGCAAGATCATCTACACCAGCGACCGCTTGCAGGAGAAGCTGGAACTGCACAAGCTGGCCGTCATCAACAACGAGCAGCGCAAGGCCGAGGACAAGCTGAACAAGCTGCGCCTTGGCTTCGCTGAACTGGAGCGCAAGCGCACCCTTGAGGTGAACGCCGTCAACGCCAAGGCCAAGGCCGCACGCTTGGCCCTTGACGAGGCAGAAGCCAAGCAGGTGGAGAAGCTGGACATTGCCGATGCTGTCCTGTTCGAGGCCCACGACCAGTACGTGGAAAAGGCAGTGAGCCGGGGGTGGGTAGCATGAACCCGATGCAATCCGCCTACGATGCAGCAGCCTCCATCCTTCGGGGTGAACTGCTGCACACCGACTTACCCCCGGCACTTCAAGGACTTGCTGCAACGTATGCTGTCGCTGTGTGAGGCGGGCCTGAGCCTGCCTCAGGACTACCGCGACCATTACATGCAGTTCCTCGCTTACAAGCAAAGGCAAAATAAATATGGCAAATGAATTCGACGGGGTGTACCGCCCCTACTGGGAGCATACCATCTACATTCCGAACGCTGTCTATAAGGCTGACCATGCCAAGCGGATAGCCGAGGAATGTGGGGGCTGCACGGTGTACTACGCCGTTGGTGGTAACTGGGTGGAGCCTAACGGCAACCTCATCGCAGAGCCTGTGACCATCGTGCAAGCCATGACCCACAACAAGACAGCGCCGCTGAGTTACTATGCCCTGCACCGGGAGCTTCGCTCCGCTGGTGAGCAGGCGGTGCTCATCACCCGCCGTCAACTTGACGCCAACCTGTAAACCCTACTCGTAGCCCCTTCAATGAGGGGGCTACCGGGAGGATTTTCTCCGACCACTAAAGGAATACACATGACCGACGCAATCAACACCACCTCCACCGAAGTCGCTGCTGCTGCCGCTATCGTGACCCGCAAGGCTGCGTACTACCAGATTGGCCTGGCCGAAGCCCGCATTGAGAAGGCCCGCGAGCAGATCGCTATCGCCACGACCCGCATCAACGAACTGAACGAGCTGATTCCTACCCTGCCCGAGCAGGTCGTGGTGGACAGCCGTGTGTACACGGTGGGCGAGAGCATCACCTTCAACGCTGGCCGTGGCCCGACCCGCAAGCAACTGGTGGGCGTGGTCGCTGCTGTCAAGAACAAGGAAGACGGCAAGGTCGAAGCCTACCGCATCAGCGTGGGCGAAGGCTTCGAGGCTGAACTGTACACGGCACTGCCCGGTTCGGTGGTGCGTGCTGACGGTACGGCCAGCGACGACACCCAGTATGAAGTCACGGGTGAAGTCAGCGCCGACGACATCCTGAACGACATTGGCAACGTCTAAGCGGCGGGGGCTTCGGCCCTTCCCTCTGCCCCTCAACAACAAGGAGTTAAACATGGGCCTCGACGGTATCCCAAACCATATATCGCATTTCTTCCAAGACCTGCCTCAATCCCCTGACTCGAAGAACACCACACGTATTGGGCTGCACCTGAGCCGTAGCCAAGCCCTCACGGCGGGCCTCGAAGCCAAGCCGCAG